CGCTTGACAATTAACTCAGTTTATTATATACTGACATCTCTTTGAGAGAACAGTCGCCTCTCAAAACTTTGTAATAAATGCGACTAATTTTGGAGAACTTTGTAATGACGACTAAAGAAAAAGTCTTTAACTATCTGTCTAAGGACAGCGACCGCAACACCCTAACTGCTGCTCGTATGCAGAGCCTTTTTGGTGTTTCTAACCCTTCTGCAACTATCAATGACCTCCGCAATGAAGGTCATGCCATTTATTTGAACACCCGTGTCGTTAACGGCGAGCGTGTTTCTTTCTATCGCCTTGGTACTCCTACCAAGCGTATGGTTGCTGCTGGCATCCAAGCCATTCGTTCGCAAGGTGAGCGTGCTTTTGCCTAATCGTTAAATACCTTTTGGCTTAGGAGAGATATATATTTGTATCTCTCCTTTTTTTTATCTTATGGGTGCATTATGGAAATACAAGTCAAACTTGATGAATTGAGAAAAAATAAATTGTTTATCGCCACACCCATGTATGGTGGTATGGCACATGGTCTTTATGTTAAATCTTGTCTTGACTTACAATCTATGATGACCAAATACACAATCGAAACCAAGTTTTCGTTTTTGTTTAATGAATCACTAATTACTCGTGCTCGTAATTATCTTGTCGATGAATTTTTGCGTACTGATTACACACATATGCTTTTTATTGATTCTGACATTCACTTTAATGCAAAAGATGTTCTTGCTCTTATGGCACTTGATAAAGATGTAATTGGTGGTCCTTATCCAAAGAAAGCAATTAACTGGCGAAATGTTGTTGACGTTGCTCGTAAACATCCTGACCTAGAGCCAAAAGAACTTGAAAAGTTAGTTGGTGAATATGTCTTTAATGTTGTAAAAGGCACCAAACAATTTTCTGTAACAGAGCCTCTTCAAGTTATGGAAATTGGAACTGGATACATGATGATCAAACGTCATGTGTTTGATAAAATGCAAAGTTCTTATCCAATGATTCACTATAAGCCTGACCATGTTGGTCAATCCAACTTTGATGGTAGTCGGTATATTCATGCATACTTTGATACTGTAATTGACTCCAAAGGTAGTATCACAGATGGTGGAACAGATCGTTATCTAAGTGAAGATTATATGTTTTGCCAAATGTGGCGTAAAATTGGCGGCGAAATCTACTTATGTCCTTGGATGAAAACACAACACGTTGGTAGTTATGCATTTACTGGCGATATGCCGGCTGTTGCTAACTTTGCAGGTAAACTATGAGACAAATTGATTACAAATATAGCGAAGACCGCCTGTTAGAAGAATTGCGCGATTACATAGACGCAACTTATGGCGAGCATTATTCACAGAATAAATTTCAGGCAACTGAATTTATTATGGACTCTGGCCATGGTGAGGGTTTCTGTGTTGGCAATATTTTAAAATATGCTCAACGATATGGTAAAAAAGATGGTTATAACCGCAAAGACCTTCTGAAGGTGTTACACTATGGAATTATGGCACTACATAATCACGATATGACTAAAGGAACTAAATAATGAAACTCTCAAGTGAAACTTTAAACGTGCTGAAAAATTTCGGCAGTATTAATCCAGGAATCTTTCTCAAAAAGGGTAAGACTCTTAAAACTGTATCTACTCACAAGAATATTTTAGCGCAAGCTACTATTCCTGATGAAATTCCAGCTGACTTTGGCATCTATGATTTGAACGAATTTCTTTCGGTCATTTCTCTTCACAAAGACGATTTGAGTCTTGAATTCGATTCAAAGAATGTTGTTATCTCCGGCCTTAAAGGTCGCAGTAAAATTAAGTATCGTTCTTGTGACTCTATTATGATTGTTGCTGTACCTGAAAAGACTTTGACACTTCCTTCAACTGATATTGAGTTTGAACTTACAGCTGAAGACTTCCGTTGGATTCTTGATGCTGCTAATGTTCTTGGCAGTCCTCAAATTTCTGTTGAATCCGATGGCACCAAAGTAACTCTTAATACTTTAGATGTTGCAAATGATTCTGCACATACTGAATCGCTCAATCTTTCTACTACTGGCAATGGCGACAAGTATAAGATGGTGTTTAAAACTGAAAACATTTCTAAAATTCTAAGTGATGCTTATGAAGTTAAGATTTCTTCAAAAGGCATTTCGCATTTTAAGAGTAAGAAAAATAACATTGAATATTGGATTACAACTGAAGTTGGTTCCACCTTTCAGAAAGGCTAACTATGATTTTGTTTATTGATGCTGAAACTAAAACTAACATATATGTTAACCCTAATACTATAAAAAGTCTTCGGGAAACTAAACTGGGAAACTTGTATGTGACTAAAATCAATTTTATTGATGATACATATATGCTTGTAACAGATGAACCAGAAATTTGCGCTGAGAAGTTAAGTAAGAAAACTTCTAAATAATATTATGTTTAAAGTGGAGAATTTTTATTATGAAACATGTTCTGTGGGTAGAATCACACAGACCCAAAACTATTGGCGATTGTATTCTCCCGGAACGTCTAAAGAAGCCATTTCAAGAGTATGTCAATCAAGAAAACATTCCAAATCTGCTTCTAGCTGGTGGCCCAGGTGTCGGCAAGACAACTGTGGCGAAAGCTATGTGCAACGAAATTGGATGCGACTATCTCGTAATCAATGGCTCTGATGAGTCCGGTATTGACACCTTTCGTGTCAAAATTAAAAACTATGCTTCTTCTATGTCATTGTCTGGTGGCCGAAAAGTCATCATCATTGACGAAGCTGATTATCTAAACCCTAATTCTACACAACCTGCTTTACGAAATGCAATCGAAGAATTTGCATCTAATTGCTCGTTCATTTTTACTTGCAATTATAAGAATCGCATTATTGACCCTCTTCATTCTCGGTGTGCAGTTATTGATTTTTCATTAAAAGGCACTGAGAAAGCGCAGATGGCCAAAGACTTCTTTGGTCGTATCAAGCAAATTCTGCAAAGTGAATCGGTCTCGTTTGATGACAAGGTTGTTGCTGAACTGGTCAAGAAACACTTTCCAGATTTTCGGCGTGTCATCAATGAACTTCAACGTTATTCACAGTTTGGTAAAATTGACTCTGGCATTCTAGCACAGATTGCTAATGTTTCAATTACCGAAATTGTAAAACATATGAAAGAAAAAGACTTTGGTGCTATTCGTAAGTGGGTGGCATCTGGAGACTTTGATGCAAATGTGGTCTTTCGGCAAATTTATGATGCCTTGTATGATGTATTAAAACCTCAATCTATTCCACAAGCTGTATTAATTATTGCTGACTATCAATACAAGCAAGCGTTTGTTGCTGACGGTGAAATCAATCTTGTGGCTTGTCTTGTTGAATTGATGAGTAACTGTGAGTTTGCATAATGACTACTGATATTGACCGTATTTTAGATTCGTTTCGATCAAATGAACGTAGAAAGAAAAATCGGTTGTATGATCGAAAGTATGAAAATAAAATACATTTTGATAGAAAAGAAGATACTGAACCGCATAAAATGGGAGTAGACATGGATCCGGACTTTAACGGCCAAACTCACACCGAATTCTTTTTAAGTGCATCTTCTTTAAATGATCACTACATTTCAAAGATTTTATCCAAAAGAATTGAGTGTGGCTATAATACACTTACCGTAAAAGAAAATCTTTTGTGTGATACAAAAAGTTGGGCTGCTTATACTCATAAACTAATGGAAAATCCAGATATTCAAGTGATTGAATATAGTAACAAAGCTGGCATGATTGTAAATCACGCTACGATTGATTTTTTGGATTACACCATTGATTCAAGTCTTGTTGAAGTTAAGCTTTTTGGTTCAAAAGAATATATTGAAAATACTTATGATGAATTAAAGAGAGAATTTTCAGTTGCTAATTGTTACATTGAATGGGTTTATGGTGGCTCTGGCGAATCCATAACCATTCCTTTATTGCCTGAAAAAATGCCAATTTCTGAGATGTATCCGTTTCTTGGTGATGAATCAATTGAAGAATACTATGAAAGGTTTCTGAATTCTTCAGCGTCAATTCTGCTTTTGATTGGCCCACCTGGTACTGGCAAGACAACTTTCATTCGTGGTTTGTTACACTATGCATCACGAAATGCCATTGTAACCTATGATGAAAAGATTCTTGACCGGGATTATGTGTTTGCTCAGTTTGTTGAAGGTGAAGTTGGTGTTATGGTTATCGAAGATGCTGACAATTTCCTCAAATCTCGTTCAAATGGTAATACAATGATGCACCGATTCCTCAATGTCGGTGATGGTTTAATTTCTACAAAAGGTAAGAAACTTATTTTTTCTACCAATCTGCCATCGACCAATGACATTGATAGTGCATTGGTTCGTCCTGGCCGTTGTTTTGATATTGTGTCTTTCGATAACTATACTAAAGAACAGGCTGATAATCTCGCTAAGAAACTTGGTGTAGACTTCAAACCAAAAGATAACAAGTCGGATACCTATTCTCT